AGAACATCAACCATCAGGAACATGTAATTTTTCAAGAATTGATAACGCACAATTACAAATTACTACTGGTGCGACAAATGGTGGTACAGATGCAGCTGATCCAGGAGGAAATCAAGACCTTGATAAAATCAGAATTTTTGCTGTAAATTATAATGTATTAAGAATTATGAGTGGTATGGGTGGTCTCGCATACTCCAATTAAATAAATTTAATCTATTTTTAAAATAATATTATTTTAAATAAAATATAAATAAATATATTTTATAATTAATTAATTTATTTGACTGATTTCCATATTTTATGTGAATTTAATTATTTATTTAAGTTATATTCCAGATTTTTTTTCTATGCTTAATATTATAAAATAATTAAACATGGGAGGAGGATTAATGCAACTTGTCGCTTACGGAGCTCAGGACATCTACCTTACGGGTAACCCCCAGATCACCTTCTTCAAGGTGGTCTACAGACGCCACACAAATTTCTCGATGGAGGCGATCGAGCAAACAATGAATGGTACATATTCAGCCAGTGGGTCTCAATCAATAACTATATCTAGAAATGGTGATTTAGTTTATAAAATGTATGTACAACAAGTAGCTTCTAGTTCCGATTGGAATCTTGCCAATCCTGGATATACACAATTTACAAGTATTGAGTTGGAAATAGGTGGACAACAAATTGATAAGCAAACTGGAAATTGGATGGCAAATTGGGCAGAATTAACGGAACTAAATCCCACAGGTCAAACAGGACCATCTAATACCGCTGTTTCAGCTGGTTCACATACACTATTTCAAAAGATGGCTATGGCTGGAGGTATGACTGATACTAATGATGTAGCGGAAAATTCTCATAAATTCATACCTTTACAATTTTGGTTTTGTAGAAATCCTGGTCTAGCACTACCATTAATAGCTTTACAATATCATGAAGTAAAGGTTAAACTGAATTATTCTAGTGGTACCATCACGAATCGGCCAACTACTACATTTTGGGTAGATTATATATACTTAGATACAGATGAAAGACGTAGATTCGCACAAGTATCTCATGAATATTTAATTGAACAAATCCAACATGAATCATTTGGTAGTAGTAATGCTACTAAAGATTTAAATTTTAATCATCCAGTTAAAGAATTAGTATTTACAGGAGCAGTAACTGACGGCGCGGCTGCGGCTCTTGGCGACGTTACATATCTATTAAAACTAAATGGACATGATCGTTTTGCCGCTAGAAATTCTAGATATTTCACAAGAGCACAAGTATGGCAACATCACACGGGGTATGGAGGAGTTACCACTTTAGATAGTATCGGTGTATATTCATTTGCACTCAAACCAGAAGAACATCAACCATCAGGAACATGTAATTTTTCAAGAATTGATAACGCACAATTAATTCAAGGAACTGCTGCTGCAATAGAAGTTTATGCTGTCAACTACAACGTCCTCAGAATCATGAGTGGTATGGGTGGTCTCGCATACTCCAATTAAATAATTTAAATCTATTTTTTGTATTAAATAATATTATTTTAAATAAAATATAAATAAATATATTTTATAATTAATTAATTTATTTAACTGATATTTATAATTTTATATGAATTATAAGTTTTATTCCAAAATTTTTTTCTATGTTTAATATTATAAAATAATTAATCATGGGAGGAGGACTTATGCAACTTGTCGCTTACGGAGCTCAGGATATCTACCTTACAGGTAACCCACAGATCACCTTCTTCAAGGTTGTCTACAGGCGCCACACAAATTTCTCGATGGAGGCGATCGAGCAGACAATTAACGGTACTGTCGCCGAAGGAGGTCGTAATACGGTTACTATATCGCGTAATGGAGATTTAGTAGGAAAGATATACTGGCAGTTGGAGTTGGCCGCCGAAGGAGTCAGCGCCTTCAATCCAGGACATTTACTTATTGATAGTGTTGAAGTTGAAATTGGAGGTCAGAATATTGATAAACAATATGGTCATTTTATGGAAGCACATGCTGAATTAACAGAGGTAAATAGTTCTTGCCTTGTTGGTACACAGGGTGCTAATACAGGAACTAACTTTCAAAATATGTCAGGTGCAGGAGGAGTGGTAGGTGCCGACACAGCCGCCACCCTTTATGTTCCACTTAGATTTTGGTTTTGTAGAAATCCTGGTCTCGCTTTACCACTAATTGCTCTTCAGTATCATGAAGTAAAAATCATTACTGTGTTTGGATCGACCGCAAACCTTAACATGACAGGTGCATCTTGTAAATTATGGTGTGATTACATTTATCTTGATACAGATGAACGCAGACGTTTTGCACAAGTTTCACATGAATATCTAATTGAACAAGTTCAATATCAAAACACTACAGGAATAAACATAGATTTGAATTTTAATCATCCTGTTAAAGAGTTAATTTGGACAGGTGCCTACAGCGCCGCCACAGGGTCAAGAACAGGATTAAACACTGGCAATTATAAATTAAAATTAAATGGACATGATCGCCTTGCTGAAAGACCTGCACAATATTTTACACAAGTACAACCCTATCAACACCATACCGGTGTAGGTCTAGATTCGGCACCTAGTGCCGGTGCTGGAAATTCAGAACCAAATGAAATAGCTGTATACTCTTTTGCTTTGAAACCAGAAGAACATCAACCTTCGGGAACATGTAACTTTTCTCGTATTGATAATGCTCAATTAAATACACCAGCAAGTGCTGCATATAATGTATATGCTATAAATTATAATGTCCTTCGTATTATGTCTGGAATGGGTGGTCTTGCTTATTCTAATTAAGTAAACAAATACAAAAATAAAAATAAAAATTATAATGATTTCATTATTAATTTAATACAAGGATCGCAATCATTTTTAAGTAATGATATTAATTTTTCAAGTCTTTCTTCTAAGACCTTTACTCTATTTTCTAAATCACCAACTGATTTTCCTTCAGTTGATGATAACATTTCCTTAACATTTTTGACGACTTCGGCGGTTTCAGCCTTAACAGGTTCTTCAGCGGGGACAGGCACAGGAGCAGGAGCAGGCGCTGGTTCTTCCTTTTCTTCCACGGGCGCAGACGCAGGTTCCTCCACGGGAGCAGCCGGTTCTTCCTTTTCTTCCACGGGCGCGGGTGCTGGTTCCTCTACTGGAGCTGGTTCTTCCTTTACCTCAGGAACTTCCTCGATTTCAACTTGGACTTTTTCCGGATCTCCTGACATTTTATAAATTTTATTTATAATTATAAGAATATATTTTATTTTTAAAGAATAAACAAATATTAAAGTGTTAATATTTTAAAATTTATCTTTGATTTATCTTTGATTTTAAAATTTATCTTTGATTTTAAAATTTATCTTTGATTTAAATTTTTTTTGACTGATTATTTTATTTTATGGATAATTAATTTATTTATTATAAGTTTTTATCAGATTTTTTTTCTATGCTTAATATTATAAAATAATAAATCATGGGAGGAGGACTTATGCAACTTGTCGCTTACGGAGCTCAGGATATCTACCTTACAGGTAACCCACAGATTACTTTTTTTAAAGTAGTATACAGACGCCACACTAACTTCTCGATGGAGGCGATTCAGCAGACATGGAACGGTTCCGTTACAACAGGATCATCCACTCTTACAGCAACTATCTCAAGAAATGGCGATTTAGTAAGTAATTTATGGTTAGACGGAACAATCACCTCCGCGACATCAACTTACGGCTCTGGAACATGGGTAAACTGGACTAATAATACGGGACATGCTTTTGTAAAACAATGTGAAATTGAAATTGGTGGTCAATTAATTGATAAACATTATTCACAATGGTTAGATGTATGGAATGAATTATCTGATCACGATGAACATGAATGGATTGGATTAAATAAACATGCTGCTAAGAACGCATATTTAGAATCACAAAACGTCCTCACCGCTACCAACCCCCCCCAAATTCAAATATATGTACCTTTACAATTCTGGTTCTGTCGTAATCCCGGTCTTGCACTACCTTTAATCGCACTCCAATATCATGAAGTAAAAGTTAAACTCACAACAAATACATTAGAATCATTGTTAAACACAGATGACGACGCTGTTTCTGGTGCCAATGGGGGTACTATGGCCGGCGTAAAATTATGGGCAGATTACATTTATCTTGATACAGATGAGAGACGCAGATTCGCCCAAGTGTCTCATGAATACTTAATTGAACAAGTACAACGTGAGACAGGAACAATGGCAGCCACAGGCGGCACTCATTCACAAAAATTAAATTTTAATCATCCTGTAAAAGAACTTATTTGGGTTTCCCAAGTTACTCGCGCGGCTACGGCGCCAAGCAGCAGCACCGCGCCCGTTACCGATGTTATAGCTAATACCACGGCGACGACGGCGGCATCGTGGGAATTTAATGATTGGTTTAATTATGGGGTTCCATCGAATTCCACAGACTCGGAGGGCATATATGGAGTTACACAAAATGAGCATTTTGCAACAGGAAAATTAATATTAAATGGCCATGATCGCTTTGCTAAACGAAATGCTTCATACTTTAGATTATGTCAACCATTGCAGGCAGGTCACAAAGTACCATCAAAACACATATACTGCTACTCATTTGCCTTAAAACCGGAAGAACATCAACCTTCTGGAACATGTAACTTTTCAAGAATTGATAATGCTAAATTAGAATTAGTATTCACAAACGCCACTACCGCCAAAAACTTAACTGTTTATGCAGTCAATTACAACGTCCTCCGCATTATGTCGGGTATGGGGGGTTTAGCATACTCTAACTAATTTTATATTATTATTATTTATTCCACACTATTTTATTATTTAAAATCCTAAGATATATTATTTATTGTAAAATCTTAGATTTTTAAGATTTATTATTTAAAATCCTAAGATTCTTTAAGATTCGATATGAAAAATTTAATTTAATTAATAAAAATAATAATTTATTTTGACTATAATTTAAATTGAAAATATGATAAAATATGATAAAATATGAAATTTAAAGTTATTTTTAGATTCGTATCCCATATTTTATTATTATATATGAAATATGAAATTATTTTAAATAAATTTTTAAACTAAATTCGTAATTATGAAGCGATGAACCCTCCTCATCCGACTCATGCGTCCGCAGTCCCCGACACATTATCTGCCCCCGTCGCCGCCTGAGATATAACCTTCCAATTAACTGAAGATGTTTTTATGCATATTACTTGAACAGCGGTTGCCGGTATCGCTAATTCTTTAGCATAAGTGCCCCCGGCAGCCGTACAACCAGCCGTTCCATTAATAGTACCGGCGGTTGTACCATCTCCTACCATTGCCAACTCATATCCGAGGGGCGTCGCCGTAACCTCTAATATAGTAATCACGTGACCAAGAGGTACATCACTTATTCTTGGAAGATATATCCTGTCGTCGGCGTCGGTGCCGACCGTGTACAATAGTAATGTGGTGTTTTTTTTAATTGTGCTGGCAACGACCGCCTCCGCCGCGGCCGCGCCGGCCATCGACTCTACGGTATGTCTATTTACCCCCCTCACACCGCCAGATACCTGTAAATTCTGAAAATTGCCATCTTTCAAACATCCTGCTTCAGTCATTTTATATTTTATAATATTAAGCATAGAAAAAAATTTCAGAGAATTTAACGATTAATTAAAATTAAATTAAATCAATAAAAATTCTTAAATAAATTAAATTAAATATAAATCTTAAATAAATAATCACCCAACCTTAAAGTGTCCCTGATCACTTGTAAATTTGATAATCCGTCTTCCACCCCCACTCCCAATATTCCGATATCTCATCACATTCCCCATATACAGGTGTTCTATCTCCAACTCGAATAATTCACATATTAAGATTAAGAATGGATCACATACACTACACAAATATCCGGAATTTATGATATTATGTATATTTATTTCACTATTATTTTTATCATTATTATTATTATTATTATTATTATTTTTATTATTATCATTATTCTGTAAGAAGTCTTTTATGTGATCAAATGATTCTTCAATCAATTTATCACTTAGTTTTTCCCCATTCCATGAAACATTTGCCGATTTCCTATTGTATTTTATAAGTAATAATATCAAATCATTAATATTTGTTTTTTTTATATCCTCCAAAATATTAACCAATGATACTTTATCAACTTTACTTAAGTTATTATGAATATCATAGATTTTCAAGTACAAGAACTTGTAGTCATTGTCTACAAGAGAAGAAAATAGGGAGTCCCAGAAGCAACTCATTAATAAAATAAATAAATAAATAATATATATAATAATATTATATATGAATAAAAAAACTATTAATATTATTATTGGAATAGTAGTGTTAGTCGTAGCATTGATTGTTATTGGTTTATTAACAGGAGGTATTGGCGGTGGTAAACATTGTGCATGTAATAATAATAATTGTAATTGTAAAGTGTATGATTACAATAATAAATTAATAAAATCGTATTCATATAAAAATTAACATAATGATATTAAATTTTAATATTATTATAAACTATTATCAACAATCCAATAATGACTATTAAGACAAGAGAAATGCTCAGTATGATTGCCAAGATGTATGCGGTGTTCTATAAGAGCGCCTTGGCCCCAGGGATCTTTGCGAAACCTCGGTCAATTGCGAGTTTCGGTCATGGGAATGGGAACTGAAATTGAAAGAAGACTTTAAAGGTCGCCCTGATGTAATCAGGAAATATATTGA